GGGCTTGCAACCATGCAGAAAGAAGCGGCGGCGGTTATTTCTGCAATCGCAACCCTGACCGTTCAGAAGAAGAAAATTGAGGATCAGGAAAAGGCAATGCGGGCACAGCTACAAGCTGCAATGGAAAAGTACGGGGTGAAATCCTTTGAAACGGATGAAGTCAAGTTCGTGTATGTTGCACCCACTACCCGGACAACCATTGACAGCACGAAATTGAAGAAAGAATTGCCGGATGTGGCAGCGCAGTATTCCAAAACTTCCAATGTTTCCGCTTCCGTCAAGATTACGGTGAAGTGATATGAAAATTACTTATACCGTGTCAAAGGAAAAGGGTTCAAGCCGCTGGTATGCTCATAAAGTCGGCTTTCCCAATATTCCGGTTATGTCGGAGCGTGGAACATTTGGAACAAAGAAAAACGCCCTTCATATTGCCGCCGATTCTATGGGGCTTCCCTATAAGGACTATATGAAATTAAGGCAGAAAGGCGGGTGAACGGATGGCAGAAGAAAAGCTGTTTGAAGGACAGATTAAGAAGTATTTTCATTCAATCGGCATTTATCCCGCTGGTTATGCAACGGACAGAATGAAAGCCCCTATGATTGGATGGTACACAAAGATTTGGGGCGGCGGTTTTCAGAAATCCGGTATTCCTGACATTTTATGTTGCGTGAATGGGGTAATGATTGCCGTGGAAGTGAAGGCTTCTGATGGTAGACCTTCTGAATTGCAAAAACTGAATATCAGCCGGATCAATAATTCAGGCGGTATTGGGGTGTTTCTTTACCCGGAAGGTTTTGAACAATTCAAAGAACTTTTGAAAGGGGTGATTACTTGCGGTACTCACATTCAAGCGTTGATTGCTTTGAAAAGTGCAAATTCAAGTACAAAATGCGATATTTGGACGGGATAAGCACCGATGCAGCAACAGAGCCGGACAGCCCTTTGATTTTAGGGCAAGCGGTACACACGGGCATTGAACAAAGCCTTGAAGCAGCCCTTCACGAATACGCTTTCAGTTATCCGATTATCACGGATGCACATATCAATGAAATGATGAAACTGGAAGTTGTGATTCCACTTGCAAGGGCAGCAATCCCGCCCGGTGGGATGTTTGAGGTTGAAATCAAGGATGATGATTTTCATGGGTTCATTGATTATCTTGCCCCGGCAACAATCTTTGAACGGGGCGTTGAACTTCCTGATACTTATGATCTTTACGATTTCAAGTATTCAAACAATGTTTCAGGGTATAAGCAATCCGGGCAGCTTCACGAATATAAGTATTTCTTCGAGAAGAACAACCCCGGAAAGAAGATTCGGAATTTGTACTTTGTTTTCGTTCCCAAAGTCACAATCCGGCAGAAGAAAACGGAAACTTTGCAAGAATTCAGGGAACGATTGAAAGGTGAACTTGCAAAAGTGGAAGTTAAGACGGTTCAAATTGACTTTGATTCCGAAAAGGTGATTGATTTCCTGTTTGGAATAAAGGCAATAAACGAGGAAACAGAGTTCCCGAAAGAACAAAGTTACTTGTGTAGGTTTTGTGAATTTCAAGATTATTGCGAGAAAGGATGGAATTATTTTATGAAATTACCTGAGAACAAGAGAAGAAACATTGAAGCGGTTGGAAAGCGTGTCATTTGGATTTATGGTGTTCCGTTTTGCGGGAAAACCACTTTTGCCAATGAGTTCCCCGATCCGCTGATGCTGAACACGGACGGCAATATCAAGTTCGTGGATGCCCCGTATATTCATATCAAGGATGAAGTAAGGGTTGAGGGCAGACAGACGAAAAGAACCCTTGCTTGGGAAGTGTTCAAGGACACGATTTCCGAACTGGAAAAGAAGGATAACACCTTCAAAACTATCGTTGTGGACTTGCTGGAAGATTTATATGAACATTGCCGTTTGTATATGTATCAGCAGATGGGTATTACCCATGAATCGGATGATTCTTTCCGGGCGTGGGATAAGGTAAGGGGCGAATTCCTGAACACCCTGAAACGCCTTATGAACCTTGACTATGAAAATATCATTCTGATTTCCCATGAGGACACCAGCAAGGACATTACCCGCAAGGGTGGCGATAAAATCACGGCGATTAAGCCGAACTTGCAGGAAAAGGTTGCAAATAAGGTTGCCGGAATGGTTGATGTGGTTGCCCGTATCGTGGCAGATGGTGACACCCGCACATTCAACTTCAAAAGCAATGAAGTGATTTTTGGTGGTGGTCGTTTGCGTGTGGATGCAAAGGATATTCCGCTTGATGTGAACGCCCTGTTTGCTGTTTACGATGAAGCAAACAAAAATGCAGCTTCCGGCACAAAGATAACAGCACCCGCAACTTCTACCCGTGCAGGGCGTAAGCCAAAAGAAAGTCCCGCCACGCCCGCAGATAAGCCGCAGGACAAGCCCGCAGAGGAAACCCCGGTAAACAATACCCCTGAACCGGAAAGCCCGCAGGAAGCCCCTGAACAGGCAACAGAACAGCCGGAAAACACCGAACCGGAAGCAGAAAACCCGGTTGAAGGTGCAATGAATCCCCCGGAAGCCCCGGCAGAGGAAGAAAAGCCCCGCCGTAAGCGTAAAGCAAGAGAGTAAAGAAAGGTAGGTACACACAATGAACAATCCGTTTGGTATTCCTGATGAAGTATTAGATGCAATTCTTTCTTCGGCAATCAGGCAAAACATTACACCGGGAATGAAGAAGCCGAACCCGGAAGCGAAACCCGATCAGGCAAGTTTGGCAAAGAGAGCCGCAACGATGGCAAAGGCAAGCTATGATGCCTATATTGAAGTTGGGTTCACGGCTGAACAGGCGTTTGAATTAGTGAAAGGCATTTATACCGCAAGACGGTAAGAAAGGTAAAGGTGAAAAAATTATGGCTAACATTTGGGATGAATTTGACAAGGCGATTGATACGGAAGGACTTGCGGAAGATGTGAAAAATGCCGCTGAAAACGGTGGTCGCCGGGAAGTTCCACACGGTACTTACGAGGTTGCAATCAATAAACTGGAACTGGTAAAGAGCAAGAAGGGCGATCCGATGGTTACTTGCTGGATGAAGATTGTGGAAGGCGAGTACAAAGGCAGCTTGATCTTTATGAATCAGGTGGTAACGCAGGGATTTCAGATTCATATTGCAAACGAATTTCTTCGGGCGTTGGTGGCTGAAATGGCTGAACCGATTGATGTTCAGTTTAAGACCTTCAACCAGTACGGCAACATGATTATGGATGTTGCGGAAGCCATTGATAACAACTTTGAATACAAGGTTCGTTATTACGACAACAAGGGCTATAACGCCTTTGAAATTGAAGAAGTTTATCCGCTGGAAGATTAAGAAGTGAACGGGAAGCACCGGGGGAGCAATCCCCCGGATGCACCCAATTTTGAAAGGGGTGAAGAAGTTGTTATTCTATGACTTCGAGGTTTTCAAATATGATTGGCTGGTTGTGGTAATGGATATGACCGAAAAGAAAACCCATGTGATAATCAATTCGCCGGAAGAACTGGAAGCCTTATATAAGGCAAATGTGAGGGAAATTTGGTGTGGATTCAATAGCCGCCATTACGATCAATACATATTGAAAGCAATTCTTTGTGGGTTTGATCCAAAGCGTGTCAATGATTATATCATTGTGAAAGGAAATCCCGGCTGGAAGTTTAGCAGCTTGTTCAACCAATATCCCCTGAACAATTACGATGTAATGACGAACATTGACAGAGGATTGAAAGCCTTTGAAGGGTTCATGGGAAACAATATCAAGGAAAGTTCCGTTCCCTTTGATATTGACCGGAAATTGACAGAAGAAGAAATTGCCGAAACCGTGAAATATTGCAAGCACGATGTTGAACAGACGGTTGAAGTATTTTTGCAGCGGAAGAAAGACTTTGAAGCCCACATTGGACTTGTGAAATTGGCTTGTCAAGGGAAGCCGCTGGATTTGTCCTTGATTTCCAAAACCAAACCGCAGCTTTCGGCAATTATCCTTGATGCCACAAAGCAAGAACACGATGATGAATTTGAAATTGATTTCCCGTGTTCAATGCACATTGAAAAATATACAACGGTGGTTGAATGGTATGAAAATCCTGAAAACCGCTGTTATCAGAAGGACGGGAAGAAAAATCAGCTTGATATAACGGTTGCTGGTGTTCCGCACCAATTCGCATGGGGCGGCGTTCATGGAGCAATCCCAAAATATCACGGGAAGGGTTATTTCCTGAACATGGATGTTGCTT